CGGAGGTGAAGAATGTCGTCGACGCAATCGGAGCCCGCGGGTGCGACGCGTGCGTGGCCGGCCGACCGGGTCGAGCGCTGGCCGATCGAGCGGTTAATACCCTACGCGGACAACCCCCGGCTTCATGGCGAGGCCGACCTCGACAAAATCGCCGCCGCCATCCTCGCCTGGGATGGACGATGCCGGTGCTGGCCGACGAGGAAGGCGTACTACTTGCTGGTCATGCTCGTGTCGGTGCTGCAGCAAAGCTGGGGCTCAAATCCATCCCGGTGATCGTCGCGCGCGGCTGGAGCGAGGAAAAAAAGCGCGCCTATCGCCTGGCCGACAATGAATTGGCGGCGCGGGCGAGCTGGGATTCCGCCCGGCTCAGCAACGAGCTCCGGGATCTCAAGTTTAGCGGTTTCGACCTCGATCTGATCGGCTTCGAGCCGGACCGGCTTCAAGCCATCCTGGCGACTTTTGGACCGAGCGGTCTGACGGATCCGGACAGCGTTCCGGAAATACCCGATCAACCGGCCACTCGGCTCGGCGACATATGGTTGTTGGGGGACCACCGGGTTGGCTGCGGCGACAGCACCACAGCGGCAGGTGTCGCGCCAGTGATGGCGGGATCGCAGCCTCACCTGATGGTCACCGACCCACCCTACGGGGTCGCCTACGACCCGTCCTGGCGGGCGCGCCGCGGCCTCGGTGCCGGCAATCTCGCCCAGGGCAAAGTGCTCAACGACGATCGCGCCGACTGGGGTCAGGCATATGCGATGTTCCCCGGGGATGCCGCCTATGTCTGGTTCGGGGCCCTGCGCGGCGACGTCGTCGCTGCCGACCTGCAGGCCTGCAAGTTGCAGCTTCGTGCTCAGATCATCTGGGTCAAGCAGCACTTCACCTTGAGCCGCGGCGATTTTCACTGGCAGCACGAAACCTGCTGGTACGCCGTGCGCGAGGGCAAGGCCAGCCACTGGCAGGGCGACCGCACGCAGACGACGGTCTGGGAGATCGCCAACAATAACCCATTCGGCAATCGACACCGCGAGCAGAGCTGGGGGCACGGCACGCAAAAGCCGGTCGAGTGCATGCGCCGTCCGATCGTCAACAACAGCCGACCCGGCCAATTAGTCTACGACCCGTTTCTCGGCTCGGGCACGAGCCTGATCGCGGCCGAAATGACCGGCCGCATCTGCTGCGGTCTCGAGATCAGCGCGGCTTATGTCGATGTCATCCTGCGGCGCTGGCAAGCCTTCACCGGGCGCACCGCGATCCATCAAGCCTCGGGTCAATCGTTTGACGAGCGCGCCGGCAGCCAGGACCGAGATAGGTCAGGCTCCGCCGATGGCTAGAAAAGCGCTTCTCCTCAATGAGATGGTACGCGAAAAGGTGCGACATCTGGCTGGGGTCGGCGTCCGTCAGGACGACATCGCCAAGATCATCGGGTGCGCGCCGAAGACGCTGCGCAAGCGGTGTCGTGAGGACCTCGACCGTGGGGTGGCCGAGGCCAATGCCATGGTTTCCGGCTATTTGTTCGCCAACGCGAAGGCCGGCAATGTCGCGGCGCAGATCTTCTGGTTGAAAACACGGGCGCATTGGCGCGAAAGGGCGGTATCCGACAACCTGGCTCCAGGCAACGACGCGGAGCCGAGCCCGCCGGTAGTCCTCTTGCTGCCCGACAACAGCCGAGATCCCGAGCTGACGCAGGCGCTGCGCGACATACAGGCGAAACACTCGCCAAGAAGACCGCGGCGGTAACACACCGTGAATTTCAGAAGCGATTATCAGCGCGACCCGTGCAAATCGACACATAATGGGTGCTTTCCCTCAGGCGCTGGTCACCGGCTTCCTCACGCCGCGAAGCAGACGGTCTGGGCGCTCGGGAGGTGACACATGGCATTTCCATTCGCGGAGACAATCGCCGCGCAGCCTGGGCGCCAGACCGAGTTTCTGCGGAGCCCTGCCGACATGTGCATCTACGGCGGCGCGGCGGGTGGCGGAAAGACGGCCGGACTGATCCTGGAACCGCTGCGCCATGTCGGCCGGATTGCCAATTTCACCGCCGTGTTCTTCCGGCGCACCATGCCCCAGATCACCAATCCCGGAGCGCTGTGGGATGAGAGCCTGAATTTCTACCCCCGGCTCGGCGGCACCCCGCATCTGAGGATGCGCGAGTGGCGTTGGCCGCGCGGCGGCAAGATCAAGTTCTCGCACTTGCAGTTCGAAACCACGGTTTACGACTGGCAGGGTGCACAAATTACGTTGATCTGCTTCGACGAACTGACGCATTTTTCGGCGCATCAATTCTTTTACATGGTCAGCCGGAACCGCTCGACTTGCGGCGTCCGGCCTTACATCCGCGCGACGTGCAACCCGGACGCGGACTCTTGGGTCGCCAACTTCCTGGAGTGGTGGATCGATCCGGAGAGCGGGCTTCCGATCCCCGAGCGGGCCGGCGTTGTTCGTTATTTCATCCGCATCGCCGAAAAAATTGTGTGGGCCGACCGACCGGAAGAGTTAATGCAGGACCTGTTACGGGGCCAGGATTTGCCACCCGGCATCGAGCCGCCGCGACCGATCAGCGTCACCTTCATCCCGGCGACGGTGTTCGACAACCCCGTTCTGTTGCGAGTCAACCCGGAATATCTCGCATGGCTGCTGTCGTTACCGACACTCGAGCGCGAGCGGCTGCTGGGTGGCAATTGGAAGATCAGACCTGCCGCCGGGCTGTATTTCAAACGGGAATGGTGTGCCGTCGTCGACGAGATCCCGGCCGACCTCGACGTCGTGCGTTATTGGGATCTCGCCGCCACTGAGAAGAACGAGTTCAACGACCCCGACTGGACGGTCGGGATCAAGCTCGGTCGCGACAAAAACGGCGGCTACTGGCTGTTAGATATGGTCCGCGCGCGATCCAACCCGGGCGACGTCGATACACTCTTGATCAATACCGCGATGCTGGATGGCAAACAGGTCCGCATCGGATTCGGCCAAGATCCGGGGCAGGCCGGCAAGAGCCAGGCGCTTCACTTGGTGCGTGCGCTCAGCGGCTTCACCGCAATTCCAACCTCGGAGAGTGGCGACAAGCTAACCAGGTTCGGGCCATTCAGTTCGCAGTGCCGCGCCGGCAATGTGAAGATCCGGCGGGGATCGTGGAACGAAGAGCTGTTCCGCGTCCTCGAAGGCTTCCCCGAACTTGCCCATGACGACGAGGTCGATGCCTGCAGCGGAGCCTTGGAAATGCTCAATCCCCAAATGAAAAGCTGGGGCATCTATGAACTCTATCGGCAAAAGGCCGAGGCGCTCCGTGCCGAGACGGAGCGAGGTGAGGCGACACCCAGCAAAACCAATTGGGCCCCTGGCTCGATGGAATGGCAAGCCGAGCAGGACAAATCGAGCTGAGGAACGGCTTCCGAAAGGCAAGCATGACGATCAGTCGATTCGACCGCACAGTTCCTGGACTGGTACAAAAGGCTCTTTCCGGGCGCCCGCATACTACGGCCGGCGACAAGCGCAGCTCGCCGAGCCTCAGCGGTCAGGTCCTTGCCCGGGCAAGCGGCAAGACGCAGCAAGAAATTGCCGCTGCATGTAAGGGGGCTCGCCCCAACCATGTCGGCGCCGCCATTTCCAGGCACAAGCGGGCGGGCCGCATCGAAGAGCGCGACGGGAAGCTCTACGCCACGCAGTCGACGGGGACGGAGCAACGCCCGCGATCTGACACCGGGATGAATTAGATCGCCGGCCGACACGAAAGGGGCTGCGGAATGGACGGGATCGTCTTGGGAGATACGCAAGATTCCTTTTGACAGAAACGCTTCTTAACCGCGGAACGACGCGCAAAAGGATCAGAATTAGCCGCCGTTTCCGCCGTTCTCTTGATTACGTTCCCGCCTCGGGTCGACCGATGAGGCTAGCTTGCCGGCGGGTCACCGAAGGCCCGCGAACCCGATCTAGCGCGGCTTTTCGTTCAGGTGGGACGGAGAGTTCGAATCCGGCTTCCTCCAGCAGCCAGTCTGTCTCAGCAGTGAACCCTGAGGCTATAGGCGAAAAGCCCCGCACTTTGGCGGCGGTCTGCGGGTGGCTGGGGACGTGAGA